GCTTTCTTCCTTTTAGATTCATCTAATCCCAATTTATCACCGATCCATTTAGTGGCCAGTTTAACAAGCGCACCGACGATTGTCGCCAGGATGCCCGAAGTAACAAGAAACTTAAGTATATCTTCCCACTCCATGTCGTCCCCCTATTCGTGTTGCACCAAGGCGACCTGATAGTCCGAAGAAATCCAAGTACCTTGTATATCACAGAAAGCAAATTGGTCAGCTTCCGGGAAGATCAGGGGAATTTTGTACTTCGCATAGTGCTGCATAGGTATCAGAATTGGGTTGTGAAATGAAATGTCGCTTGACAATGTGAGACGCACGAGTTTAATCCCATCACGACCCAACTTCCTCGGAACAGTATCAAGTTGAATGAGGGTGACATTGTAGTACGGCAGCGTGAACAATCCCTGATGTGTTCTAAATGCGAAGTCAGAATCTTCGAAGAAATTCAAGTAATTGTTAAGTTCTTCTCCATGGTAGATTGTAACATTCTGATAGAGTTTATCACCATCTATGGTTATGCGTGCGGCTTGAATGCTCATGCAGACCTCGGCTCTTTATAGACGCTTTGAGAAGCCCCCATGGACGGCCTTTGTTTAACGGTAAGGGCTATCTTTCCCTCAGCTTCTTCCTCTTTACCGCCAGCTTTGGGGTTCTCTTTCTTATCCCTGACGCCAGACCCCGCCTTGCCTTCATAAAGATAAGAAAGTCTCATTCGCCATACCTATGATTTATTATCGACCTTGCTTTCCCACGTATCTTTGGATTGGGTTCATCTGCTAATAGCTTATCTAACTTTTTCTGTCGATTGGGAACATCATTCTTGACCCAGATGCCATACTGGTCGGCATAGCGTTTTGCCGTAGCTATCATGTAGGCCCTCATACGATATATTTGCAAAAATAGACTATGGAACCAGAAGAAATAGCCCAACAAATGGACGAGGACGAATTTCCTCGATGCGAAGAGTGTAACGTAGGACGTACTTTCAGTGGAGATGACTGTACATACCATTTATGTGAACGTTACGATCAACGCATGACCCAAACAATGTACTTCATATTGTTTGGGAACGTGCGTGATTTATTTTCGGACGAGAAAGATTGGCAAGATTTTGCAACAATAGCTGATTATCAACACCAACATTACAATGAAGATCCTATAGATTGTTTTAGGTATTTGGACTACTTCTGCAAAACACTGAAACAAAATGGCTACAAATTAACAGGCGGCATATATGGAATGTCAGCATACGTCCATGCAGACAAGGAAGGAATTAGAGGTAGTGTTGATTACCCAGTAGAAATAGGTAGCGGGACAGGAAATCTGTCTTCGCCGCCATCAGCCGTCAGCGTAAGAATGACACTTGGAGACAGCGAGCGATATGAGACAACAGAACCATGGGTTTACGAGTTAGGATTTAGAATAAATCTTAACGACCCAGAGTGGTTTGAAGAAATGGAAGCCGGATTCAAAGGCCACAAACCAGAAAAGTATCTGGTACCCGGTGAGCTAGAGAGACGAGAAGAACTAAGGAGAGCAGCCGCCGAGGGAGGCACCACACCTTAAACACGTCTCGCACGGATAACGTTGGATATTAGTTGAACCGCACTTCGGGCAGGAATTCTCATCTACAACCTTGCGCAGATGAACCGTCTTCTCTTCTAGCTTAACCTCTTTCTTCGTGCTCTTCTTAATCTGCCCACACCGGATTTCATGCAGAGGTGGCCTACGGCGGCAGAAAGTTATATCGCCTTCGTACTCCAGCATAGCCAATTTCACTGCGAAGTCGATGATGCTCTCACAGTAGGTGATATACGGGTGGTCTGTTGGGCCGCCCGGACCACCCTTCTCATTGGCAAACGACTTTAGGATGTCATCCATCGGCATGCCATACTGGATAGCATTCGAGATGGCTCGGGAAGCCCATTTCATGGCAAAATAGAAGGACGGATTGTCCTTCGTCACCTCGATCCAGATCTCAGACAGCGAACCATCTTCGTATTCGCCGAATTTGACGATAACCTTCTGATTCTGGGTCGGGCTCTTGATGATGGCTTCGTGTGCTATCATCGTCCTTTTGCTAGGCGGCCTCTTCCTCGTGCCACGCAAATAAACCGTCTGGTCACGCGGCGGCTGCCACCACGAAGTCTCGTAAGGGTTGATGAGAGGCTGCGAGCGTTTGGACCCATCGCGGTAGATCGTAATGCATTTTACGCCACCAGGGCAATACTCCGTTGCTCCTCTTCCATCGAACGACATCAGCATGGCTGATGCGATAGTGTCCTCGCTGGCTTCTGATGGTAGGTTGAGCGTCTTGCTTATGCCGCCAGATATAAACGGCGAGACTGCCGACATCATCCGAACGTGAGCCTGCCACCTGAGATATCGACTACCAAACCCAGAACGAGCAGCACAATCGAACACTGGAAGGTGGTCTGGTTTGACATGCGGTGCGCCTTCGATGGTCCCGTGCCCACAGATCCACTTAGTCGCAGCGATATATTGGTCCTTGGTAAAGTTCATCTGCTTGAAAAGGTTGACACCATCGTGCTTACCGGGAATCAAGCCAATATTTCTGATCGAATCCGGAGACAAATCATGGAAAGCGTCTCTGAGTTGTATCGCCGAATCTAGTGTTGCTTCTATTGCATCGAGATCTTTCTCAATAATTCCCGCTTGAGCCAGCGATGTCCGGTTGATGTGCGGCGCTCCATCTAGGGTGTTATTACCGGCAACATACAGTTCGATATCCTCCACCTGGTTCTCAGCGTAGCCCATATTCTCAAGCGCCTTGCGGATCGACTGGTTGACGATCTTCATCGAGCTACCACCAGACAGCCTCTTCAATTTCACCATCGAGTAATCCGGCTCAATAGCAGTAGTATCGCAGCCCATTAGCAGACCGACCGTCCCAGACGGCTGTATCAGCGTGACGAACGCGTTCCTAAACCCGTGCCTGCTGCCAAGGCGTAGAGCCTCATCCCACGAGCCTATGACTGCCTTGCTTAGATCTTTCGGCAGTATGGCGTGGTCAATCTCCCACGGCGCAATCTTGACACCATCGTAGCCGGTTTTCTTAGCGTAGCTACCACCTCTCGATGCGGTTCTATGATTATTCAACACCCTCAGCATATCTTTCTTGTTGTCTTTATACCTCGCAAATGTGCCGAGTTTGTGCGCGAGTTTAGCGCTCATCGTGTAACATTGAGCTGTCATCAGTGACGAGACAGCAGCGGCTAAGTGGCACCCTTGGTCGCTGTCGTATGGGATCCCCGCTCTCTCTAGTACCGCGCCAAGACCGGTATGCCCCAGGCCGGTGGTCCTGTACATCGCAGTGCCAGAAGCTAGCTGATATGATGGTAGTTGGGCGGCTTCAACAGATATGTCGAGGACTACCAACCAATGCTTGCAAGCATACGTGAAGTCATCGATTCTCAGTTTCTCGCCCGTGTCTTCAAATAGTGCTTGTAAGTTCAAGCTTGCTAAGTTGCATGATGTGTTGTCTTTGAAGACGTACTCCGCGCAGGGGTTGGTGGCCCTGATTCTGCCATCACGCGGGCACGTATCCCATGCTTGAATTGTTGAATCGTACTGCACGCCGGGATCACCGCTCCGCCAGCATGCTGCTGTTATGAGCTTCCACAATTCTTTGGCTTTTAGGGTGGTCGCTACATCACCGGTGGTCCGGCATATCATAGGCCAATCCTTGTCCGTATGGATCAGCCCCATAAATTTATCGGATATTCTGACCGAGTTATTAGAATTCTGGCCCGATACGGTTTTGTAGGCTTCTCCTTCCCATCTGGCGCTAAAGCCCCCAGCCTCCAAAGCTTCGACCTTCTTTTCTTCTTTGGCCTTCCACGTGATGAACTCTGCAACTTCTGGGTCGTCTATGTCTTTGATCACCATCTTGGCGGCACGCCGCTGACCAGACCCAGACTTAATCACACCAGCGCTTTTGTCGTCCACTCCGGCGAATTCCATCGACCCACTGGCCCTGCTGCCGGTACGCAGATACTCATATTTAGATCGTATGTTGCTGGTATTCTTACCAGCACCACCGCCGATAGCAAAAGCCTTGGCCTCGATGGTCAAGTTGTCGTAAATGCCGCTCTCATCGAATAGAGAGTCAGTCACGCCCAAAATATGACAAGCATGGATGCCGGGGTACTGGTAGAAATTGGGCGTTACTTCCACCCTTTCCAACTCCGGGTTGTACCGCCAGAACCCTTTCTTTTCTCCTTCTATTCCATAAGCCCAATGCAGCCCTGAATTGAACCATTGAGGAGTATTGGGCGCGGCAATCTGATTCGAGAGCATGAAGATCGTCTCATCGTAGAAGATCCTAGCATCGCTCTCTGCATCGAAATAGCCGTTCATCCAACCCCAATAAGTCCAGAAGCCTGCCAGTCGGTGGAACACCTGCTTGGCGCTGCTCTCGTTGGTGAAATATCTGTTGAATTCTACCCGACGCTCAGTGATCTCCTGCCTGATTTTCTTCAGTTCGGCAGCAACATCGTTCTGGTCACACCTGAGTCTTAGATAGTCTTCACGCTCACGCATCTTCCTGAGCGTTTCTCTTACGTTCTTGACTTCTTCCGTTGGTTCGTTGCGCCTTAGCCAGTCTGGTACCGGCTTGCCGCTTTTACTCACCTCATCGACCGGCACTAGCTCGATCGGCACTTCCGTCATTCTGAAGTATTTCGTGACTAAGATCTCTCTCGAATTCCTATCAAAGCTGAGAGGAACTTCTGCTTGTTCAAGCTTGAATATCTTCTCCCCAGTATCCATATTGGTCAATTCGACATCATCTTTCGTCCATTCCACGTATTCAAATGGATTCGAACCATCTGTGAAATGCCGCTTAAATTTCATTGAGGTACTCCTGTATCCAATAGATCGCTACCAAGTATGTTACCAAGTTTATCTCGTGTATGCTTGTCTATTAGCAATCTTACCCTTACCCTAAGCAGGTCGGTGGCCGATGGAAGCATGCCTCTTTCATCTGAGGTTAGTCGTTCCAGCGCGGCAGCGCATTGCCTAGACACAGCGAGATACTCGACCGGGATCGCGTTGCTATTTATCAACGAGTAGAGCCGCGAGTAACCACCGACTCTCTCAGCGATATGTAGTGGAGTGCCTGATTCAACTACAGCTTTAGCTGATTCTATCGATTGGATCAAGGAATCCGTCGACTCGACACTCATTTCGAGTCTTTTGCAACAGATAGAGAAAATATCAGACATGTTCAGAATAGCTGTGCCGCGATATAACAGTTTTCTATCTTTAGCGAACTTTACGATCTCTTTGACGAGAGTTTGCATTTGATTTTTGTCTAGGCCAAACTCACGTGCTTTGTCGACAAATTGACTTACAGCTCTGTATTGATAAGTCTTGGATGGATCAGAGCATTGTGAATCTTTGACTTTCCGGCCAACAGATAGCATAGCTTGCTTGAACCACAGGTACATAGACCAAACGTCGTTATCCATCGCAGCTGAAATACTAAGAGGCGAACATGTCAGAAAATGACAAAGAACCGGAAGAGCAGACCATCCCTCAGACTGGCCCAGAAACCGAAGAAACCGTCGTTGATGCTGTATACAAAGATTTGCGCGAACTGTGGAGCAAGCACAACGTCGAAGAGTCTGTGGTAGTCTTCAGATTCAAAGACATGGACAAGCCATTCCTGTTCTGGACCAACCCAAATGACGATCACTATTACGATGCAACTAGACTAATTGCATCAGTCATGAGGGATCTGAAAGGCAGGGTGATTCAAGAATTGGATTGCTGAGAGGCGACACAAAATAACCGCTGCCCGCAATTCGGGCATGTTCTTATAAAGCCCGTGTCGCCCGGCTTCTTAGCTGGCTTGTCTTCCCTCCAGTGTTCAGGAAGCTCTTCGCCGCATTTCGGGCAAACACCGCTATTGCAATGATAGACGTTATCGCCCATTTTGACCCCTAATCCATCTTTCTACAATATATTTGCTTTATTAATATTTACTATTCAGAATTACGATAGGTTCTTTACCCGTTAATATTCTCATAATTTGTTCTATAAAGTCCGGATCTGCCGCCAAAATTTCGAAAGGCGGTGTTTCATATCTTGGAATACAGCGCCAGACCTTCATACGATCGCCATAAAATGCGATCTTCAATACATTTATCGATTGGCGAACAATATGCAGTGAATTTGGGTTTATTGCGAATTTTAGATTGGGAAATTCTTTTTCGACAGCTGGCCTGAGCATCTCGACAGCTAAATGCTTAAGTTCATTTTGGCACTTTTTGTCATTGCATATGCCGCACATCTGGCACCGGCGATGGAGAATCGAACTCCACGTAGGTGGTTCGCTAGCCTAGCACCGCTATGCCAATTGGGCTATCGTCTGAGGTTCCCCTCACGTCGTAGACTCTGGCTCAGCGCATCGGAGTCCCGTCAGAGCCTCGGTGAGCACCCGCCAAATAGCGAGGCCCCCAGCCATCAACCCCACTTTACGGCACATCGAAGAGCGATTAGCCCTCCCACCATACGGCAACCATGACTCCCGGCAATTTTATTTGTTGAGGGCACAGCTCGGAGGTCAATTCCTCCGCTAGCTAACGTATTCCCGTCCTAGGCGAGATGACGGTCTTGGACCGCTCTGGAATAAAATTTGAGACACCGCGCAATGGGTCGTCTCCATTTAAGGTCTCCCCTGTCCGGGCATATCCGATAGCCATCCCCTCAGAGCATCTATCTTCAGGGTTCATGAGATCGAAGCCCTAGCTATATCGTCAGCGTAAGCAATAGTACCCGATTTCATGAGAGCTTCCTGCCATGTAATCTTACCACGATCGACATCCCAGGTACCATAATAATATGGCAGATTATCCCAGAAAGATTCATCTATTATGAACAAAGAGGGGTCCAAATCCGCCATTCGCACAGCCACCACAATCGGTGTTCCGCCATATCTATCGCACACCCACTCGCCATACCCATTGGCGGCTTCACGGTTCGATGTTAAGTAGATGGCATTATGAATCCTTTCACCTCCAACGCCAGTGCCCAGATTTTCGCGGTTCAGACCGCTTTTGGCAATTGAATTTGCAAAGACAGAACTTGTGCCATGATAGAGCACGTCTGGAAGTTGAGATATATCCGGGTCCTCTGTGATAAAATGAGCAATGTCTCTCGGATCCATAAATTCAAATTCTTTCTCTTATCTGACTCAACACGAACTTGGTCAGGGCTTTGTCAGCTTGGTGTTTATTTTTGTTGTCTAGCGTGAGTTTGACAGTGCCTTTGATCAATAATACTTCATCGCCATCCGTAAGAACGGCGATTTTCTTTTTGGGTCCATTGAAATGACCCCACGTTAAGGTGGCTTCTAGCCATAGTTTGCCTTTTGTCGGGCGGGCGGCTGCTTTTTGTGTCAGCGGCCTCCATTCTATTTCACCACCATGGTAATCAATCAGGGAAATCCCATCTAGATTACCCAGACCTATCGGGTCGAACAGCTTTTGAAGACCCATATTATTCGTGGTGCGTTAGAATCCCGTTGTGGCTTTCAGGTACCCTCTTCCCACGAGCCCAGCAGGTCCGAACCGCGACTTCTTGCCTTTGAGCTTTCCTCTGCGGCCCTTACCACCAATTGCCTTACGGGATAATCTTCCTGCGATCACAGCTTTCTTTGCAGGACGCATATCTCCTCCTTGGTTTAAATACCTTTATTATATGTTTGTCAGATCTTGTATGCTCGTAACTGGATTGGGTCATCAATTTCCCAGAATGCCTTCATCGGCATTTCATAAGCGAGGCGCAGAGCCGTTTGGATAACAATGTTTTCTTTGGAAGGCAGAAGGAATAATACGTCGTGTATGTCCCTTAGTTTCCCATAATCCATGCCATCCAATTGGAAAACATGGCGATCTCTGAATGTTCTTATAACTTGCCAGCCTTTGGCACACAATGTTTCTCGCGTCTCGTCAGGCTTGTGTTCCTTGAGCCATTCGCTGTGCGTCTGGCGACCCGGAAGCTTCATAAGGGTCTTGTCAGGTGTGTAAAAGTAATTGTCTTCGAATGGATGGATCATTCGTAATAGAATTTAAGTTGCTTTTGGCCCAAAATGATCAGCTCATTTGTACCTACTCCTCGCTCATCTTCCCCAGCCAATTTCCCCGTAGCCAATATGTCATCAGTCGGCGTGAATATAGCTACCATCTTTACGCCATCGATATTTTGGATCGTTGAATAAAGATCGGACAGATAGAATTCTTGACCCATATCAAAATTTGCAGTGGCAAAGAAATTGTCTACTGCAGAATCTACTTGATCCTTCACCAGCGCAGCATCAGAGTTACGGCTCATGATGACGTTAGCGGTGACATCTACTCTTTTCAATTCCCCGTCCATAACGCGTACTTCGTCGGTTATGACATTAGTCTCCTCTAGGCTTGTCTTTAGCCCATTCTTGAGACCAACGCTGGGCTTCACAGGTTCTGTCTCACCAACAGCGAGCACGTACAGCTCAACTATGTTAGCATTAAGAGACGTCTTGACAGCGGCTATCGCTTTTTGGACAGACCCGAACACAGGGTGGGAATAGTCGGACGCCAACTCCGCATAATCAGGCCCAGATACCGCCGCGCCAAGAGTCGCAGCTTGTCGCGGCGCTCTCTTCTTAGCGTTATCAAGCGTCTCGGCATCCAAGCCGCCAGTAGACGGATTCAGGTTTCTGAAAGTGACCTCAACTGTTGCAGAAGCAGGTGGCTCAGGCTGTATGGGCCTGCTTTCGTTTATCCGATTCGACCCAATCACTCCTCGGCTACCACCGCCGGTCCGATAGTTTATGGTGATCTCTTCGCCAGCCAGAGGAGCCTTTCCTGCTATATCGTCGCCAAACACAAATCTGACGCCACCCTCAATTGTTCGAACTTCGTAAACCTCGTCATTGGGATCAGCCCGCTCGATTATCTGTACCCTCTCCCATCGGCTAGTCGATGAACCACTGCGCACATCGACGAAGGTCGGACTATCAAGGATGTTCTTCTCGTTGATCACATCTATCGTCTGGCCAGGACCACCCGCAGATATAGCGACGATCGGAGTCTCAAACTGACCCTCTATACCATAGGCAATGACGCCTCGTTTGCCAGGCGGAATCTGGATCGGATCTGTCCAGTTATCGGGCGCTCTGAAAAGCTCGAACGTGAGCAATCCACCATCTGCTCCGGTCAGGTTGAAAGCTATCCCAGCCGGAACATTTACTGCCGTAGGCAGCGGGGTGGGCACACTGACTTCAACATCCACTACAGCTGACGTCGCTCTTCTAAATTCCTCATTGATCAAGTTCAAGTGGTTCGAGACAGCTTCTTCTGAGAATGCTGTTGGAAGAAAGGACTCCTGCACCAAGACGTCGCCACGTTCAGCTATCGCAGATGCAATATAAGAAATAAGATCGACCATCATTATAATGCCATTGTTATCAACGAAATCATTGAATTGTTCTGGATAATACGTCTTGATATATTCAATAGATGCTCTGACCAAAGTGTCAAATTCAAGAGCTGTGAAGTTGATCCGACGCAGATCGGCGGTGGGCAGCTTCACGCCAAATGCTTCTGGCGAAGTGGGTAATTGGAAAAATGTTTCTTCTAGATCTGCCATTATTCAGCCCTTAAGAATGCCGTGCCGCCTTCCGAAACCCCGATTTGAATTTCAAATGTATCGCTCGGACTCAGATTAACTTTCCCATATATCGTTATCGTCATCAAATTATCATCAAATTGTTGCTTGATTCTGATATCAACAACCGTCACTCGTGGTTCATATGTTGCTATGTTGGTTGCTATATCAGATCTAATTTTAGCAATATCGCCGCTTACAAGATTCTCGAATTGCATGCCAGGAATCGGGCTACCAAGTTCCGGCTTCATCACGCGCTCGCCATAGCTTGTCAGTAGAAGCTGGATAAGATCATTCTTTATCAATCTTGTGTCTTGCTGCACAGGCAAAACAGAATTTGATGTCAAGAATGGCGGATTATAACCAAACCATATGGTCATTATCGCACGAGCTCCGAGATCGAATAAATCTGGTCGCGCAAGGATACCAGTTCTTTGTTGATGTCGGCTTTTTCTTCAATCAGAACCTGTTGTTTTGTTTTGGCTTCGTCCATAGTCTCTTTTATCTTGTCTAGAACGCCGCTGCCGGTCCCTAGAACCTCAAGCGCAGAGATCGCTTTATTCGCTTCGTTTATCGTTTTCTGCAGATCCTTGATCTCCGCGTCCACATCCGATGCCCTGTTAAGTGTGGCAGTCAGTTCAGCTTCCAATTGTTTTTGTGTTTTTGCTGAATCTGTGGAGACCTGCGATATTTCATCGTTGGACAGCCCCAACCTTTCCAGGTCAAGCAGATTGGTGTTGTGTTGTATTTCTAATTCGTCAGAAACCGAGGTAATTTCGGATACCAAATTCTCATCCGTGAATTCGAGTATCTGGCCCACTTCGAATAGCTTAGTGGAGCGCCCTTCGACTGTGTTTCCACCAGACGACACTGAGTAAACAAGATCCTTAAAGGTAGCTCGTCTCTCTTCGTCCGTGTAAACCCTATTAGACCTCTTCCTCAGCCGCTCGGCTATCGGGAATATGATAAAGTCGCCAGTTGACGTCAGAGGGTCTTCGTTAGATATGGTGTACGTGACGTTGCCAACATCATCAGGCTCTTGCGGTATCTGCCGCTCGTACAGCCCTGTTGGGAAACGGATTATCATGCTTCCACTGTCCCAAATATTTCTATATATTCTGGATTAATTGTGTCGCCGTTATACCTTACGATCTCATCGTCATCGGGGTCGCGTTCTAATAGTTCTCCGTCATTTACGGCCACAACCCTGACAATCAATTTATCACCACCATATTTTTGTACAGATGTCTCGGCCAATCTGTCCCCTTCAGCTCTCTCAGCCGAAACAGCCAGCGGGATGTACGTCGCTGGATTTTCTGGGTCGTTAATCGGATTGGACAAGGCAATCTTCTTCAGACCATTAAGGGAGATATCGTCTTCAAAAACTGTGGACGTTCCAAACCACAGGACCCCTGTCCCGCCACTGAACGGATCAAGAGGGTCTTCCACTGGCGGCGCTGGCGGAGGAGGATCAGCCGATGGGGTATTCACGATACCCGGATCTCCGCCATCGTCAAAGTCAAAGACATCCGGATTGTCACCAGTTTCAGGATCCATGCTCGGCGGGCTACTGTTACTACTACCCTGACCGGGGCCACAGTGGACAACGCTAGGAGGCACAGGACCCTTCTGCGGCTTAGTCGGGTCGCAACCTCTTTCTTTGTCGAAATCCTCTGGCTTCAGCGGCTCGCATTTCATTGGTGACGGAGTACCAGGCGACGGGGAGCTACCGCAACTTGCCGTCCCGCAAACGTGGCACGGAATGTAAACCGCCGGATGGCCACCGCAACGGGTTTGCATGTAGAGATCGTTCGTCTTGAGCGTCGGCCCAGCCTTGACTACCGCTCCCTTGATGTTGACGACGCCTCCAGCAGAGACGTCAAAGTTGCCACCAGCCTTTATTTGGACGTTACCACCAGCGATCATTTCAATGTCTTTCTGCGCGAAAATCTGCACAGACTTGATCTCATTCCTGATGATAATATAGTCAGTATCGTCGTTTATGCAGATGTACTTCTTTTTCTTCTTGCCTCTCCACACTGCGAAATTATTGTCCTTGGACATCCAGATGCCGCGATCTTCTTCGTCGCGCATCTCCATCCACGTGCCCCCGCACCCATTCTCGCCGCCGCCATCCCTAGCTTCAACACCCTGGAATTTCGGCGTTTTCATGCGAACGTACTTGTTCTTTTCATCAAGTACGAGGTGGAACGAATGCTTCTCAACATTCATCCCCTTGAAAGTCTTCAACGACCAAGGGGTGCGCTTATAGGGACCATCAAATTTTCGGGCAACGGTCTGCGGCGGCTTGGTTGTCAGGCAAACATAATCCCATTTCTGATTAATCTCCAGGCCATGGCCTGTAGAGGTGTACATCATCCATCGTTGTAGTTCATCTTTTAGGTTGTACTCCAGGCCATAGAAGTGACCGTCGCGCCAGCCGCCCAAAAAGGCACCGTTGGGAAACGGCTTCTCTTTATTCTGCGGATCCTTCGGATCAGCCCCAGCATCGTCAAGGGAAAGTATCTGCTGCCTAGGGGTGCAGAGGTAATACCCACGGCAGTCTTTTTGGCCATCACCATACTGGTCTTCGTCGTATGGTTTAGTACCGACATCTGATTTATTCAGCCTTTTGATGAAATTGTTCTTCTCTAAATCAGCGCCCTTGGACCACATCCGCTGATATGTGCCGTCCTTGGTGATAGTTCTTATCCATACTTGCTCTTTTTCGTTCTTACCTTCTACAGAAGACAAGTCAACTTTCTTGTCGAATTCTTCAGGTCTGGCTTTCTTCCACCCGACATCTCTAAGCTCGAACTTATGCCCGAACCGAGTTCGCATTTCCATGCGTCTTTGGTCTACTTCTTCTGGTTCTCCTTCAGCCAACTGCTTCTGCAGATACTTCCATCTCTTTATTTCGAATTCTTCATCTTCATCAAAGTCGCCTTCGAATTCTTCTTTCCAATCATACCCAGCATCAGATAACATGAAGCAATTGCCATACTTCGATAGCATGGCCATCAGCTTGAAATCAGGCTTGTTCTTTTCCGGCGGCTTCTTGGATGCTTTAAAGTCGCCTTCAGAAACTGGATCTGTGCCAGCGGGAGCGGGCTTCTCTGCGTGTTCCTTGGGGAAGAATCCGACAGCGCCCATATAGATGAGATTGCCGTATCGGTCCTTGAACCCCGCGCTCATCGGCCTTTCATCTTTCGGCAGATAATCCTCATCATAATCATTAGGAGTATCTGCTGGCTCACCTTTCTCATTAACTGCTAGCTGCGTTTTGCCATAGATGGATTCAAGAACGTAAAACTTCCTGCGTGTGGGATCTGCCGCGCCGCTCCAGATGGGGCCGTAAGGATGGCCCTTCTCGAAGTTGATCCACACCCAATCGCCCTTGCACACCCCAGGCCAAAATCCGGCCCTCTTACCACCCATGCACGGATCTGGGACTGCCCAAGGGCATTCTTCATCTTTCAGATCTTCATTATGCAACTCGGGGAGTTTGAACCTAACCCTGTGCATGCGTAGTGGGTCGTTGGTCTCAACAACTTTGGCCCTATACCACCCCTTAAATCTATCAGATAATTTCTCCGTACGCTCACGGAAAAATTCATTCCATGTCTTGTCCATTTTGGAGACGGCACCGGTGCTCATAATTCTCTCCATACAGCATCTCTGCTAGGCGCTTCGATAGCTGTATTGGCGAATGGCCACCCGTTGAAGGGATTGGTAACATCATTAAATAAAAGCAACACCCATTTGAACAGGGTTGTGCCATAGATGTCCTGTGATATAAGGTCTGGCCTTCCAGCCCTGTTTCCAAGGACCTCTATCTTTAGTATCTGGTCATCAGCCAGCTTATCTCTCTGAAGAAAGTCGAATTTATTCATCAGAGCTGGCGCAATATGGCCATTAATTCTAATGATTTCAGTGTTCTTGAATCTCGATGTCGATCTAAAGACTTCGGCCATTAGTACCACTCTTTCTTAGCCGTCTTCGGTGCCTTCAGCCTCTGTTTGGCCTTTTCCTTCAACTCTCGTATCTGGGTAACCATCATCATGGTCAGCGTAATAGTTGTTACTTGTGGGTATATGTCTTTGCCATCGATGATCAACTCATCGCTATAATCAACCTGGGCGCTCTCAATTCTCCATTTGCTTATTTCTGTGACCTCCGGAGCAATCTTGTACAATCTAACTTGTACAAGCGGGAGCTGGGCTTCTTTATTAAAGCTGTTCACGTTCCGGTAGAAGTATCCCATCACGTTATGTACGATGTCTGAGATTCTGCTAATAGTCCAAGGAGTGGCGGATTGAGCGTTGGATGTTACCACGTACTTCAGCTCAACAGTTATCTGGGTACCCGATGCACCTTTCCAGATAGCAACGGGCTCGTAGAATCCCTTTTCGTCTTTAAGTTGGAAATTGCCGCTTTTGTTCTTAGATTTCACCCTTGGCGGAAATTGTATTGGTATCTCACCGCTTCCGAGAGGCCAGCCATCAACAGGCGACGAACCAGGCGGTGCGGGATCATCCATAAACAGCTTCACGCTGTCAATGATCTTTTGATCTGCTGGTATTAATCTAAAAGCCATTTATCACCACGTCGAAATAGCCGGGCCAAGCTCTGACGGACGCTCAGCCATCTTCGGGAGGTACTGCTCCAGAAGTTTCTTAATTGCCTTGGAGCCTTCACTATCGCTTAGCAGATCCATAATTCCGTATAGCGGGCCAATAAGCTTATCCAATTTTTCTTTCATTTCCCTGAGTTCTTTCTCAGCCTTAGTCTCACGGCCCATTTCTTTGTTCATTGCATCGGCGACGCCCTTGGCTCTATCTGGAATCTTTCCGGTCAACATATAGGTTATCTTCTCTGTAGCCGTCATAACCTCAGTAGGATCAACAGCCCTCTTGCCTCGGGTCATCATCATCTTGTCGATATCCGACATCGGATTTATGATTCTGCTAAAGAATCCACCAATTACTGGGAATTGTTCCATTATAGACTTGCCAATCAGCCCGAATGCCGATCCAAATTTTTTCATGAACTTCATCGCGCCGATTACGCCAACGTCGATTCCAAACAACCCAGAACCAAACAACTTTTTCTTAATCCATCCAGCAGCTTTGCCAACCACCGGAATCTTCTCAGCGAGACTTAAAGCACCCTTAGCAGCGGCTTTAGCACCAGCCACCACAGCCTTGAATGGCTTTGAGGCGATTTCAGCTACTTTCTTGACTATGGCACCTATCTTTTTGAATATGTTCCAGACCCAATTGAGCGGAGCTTTGACAACTGCTATGGCTTTATCGATACCAAAAAGCCCAGACCCAAAGATCCATTTCTTGACATCTTTGATGGGTTTGATAAGCGCTCTAATAACATCTGCCACCAGCCCGATCGCGCCTGCGACGATCTTGGCACCCACGGCGATGGGTTTGAAGAGGAAAGCAAAGACTTTGGCAACTACCTTCGTAATCTTGGCTAGTTTTTTGCCCCAACTCTCAGTTTCTTCTTCATTCATACCTAATGCTTTTTTGAGTTCCGTGAATGCCTTGTCTATTTCCCCCAATGCCTCCTTGATCGGAGCCATCACTTCATTCCACGCCTCGCCAATGCCTTCTTTTATAGCCCCAGCGACATCGGTTATTACATTCCATATTGCCTTAAGTATATTCCATACTACCTTGGCGGCCCAAATGAGCGGAGCAAACACAATTTTAGCAACTTTATAAACCGCATACAGAGCCATCCCTAGGGTAGTTATGCCAATAATAATCGGCGACAGAAGCGCCAATGCAGACGCTGCCACAGCCGCAATCACAGCACCGAGAACCCCAAACACGGCTGCGATGCCAACTATCAATCCTTTAATAACACCAAGCGACTCTAGTAGGTCGTAGAACCAAACGAACGCGTCTATCATCGGATTGAGGACAGACATCACAACGCCAATAGCATCACCGAGCGGTTTCATGCCCTTTGAGATGACCGCCAGTATCGGCTCCATCAACCTCATGAACTGCTGTTTAATGGTGCCAATAGACTCCTCAAACGACTTGTTCATTTCCTCCTGGGCTTTCATCTCATCCACCGCGCCACCGAACTTTTCCCTAAGTTCATCTAATGTGGCACCTTCAGCTTGCATCTTGACTATCAAGTCAGTTGTGGCTGCGCTTAGACCAGGCATCCCAGCGAGCATCTGCCTAAGACCAGCACTTGTGCCTTCCCACCCAGCCACCAGATCCGGCAGTCTTTCTATAGCGGTATTGACACGTTCTTCCATATTATCAAATTCGGCATAAGCGATCCCAGTCATTATTGCAAGATCGCTCTCGTCATCGGCAACAGCTTTCATGAACTCTCTGGCTTGCTCAACGCCGCCACCCATTTCCTTGAATTGAGCAGTCAGAAGAAGCATTGCATCGCCATAGTCTTCAACGGCTTTGTCATCGAATAGGGCGTTGAGCTCAGGTGCCATGGCAACTAAGTCGGCCAGAATCTCCTGTGCCTCTTGCGCGCTCATGCCCATGGCCTTCATCGCGGTTGTGAATCTTCCTAATGTTCTGGTGCCAGCCGCTGTGCTTCCAGTCTGAGCCTTCATAATACGCATAAGATCTGATGAAACATCAGCCGATATGCCAGTAGCAACCGTAAACTTGCTGACAGTTTCCGCAGCCTCGGTAAATTCATCGCCTGCCATGACCATGGCTGCGCCGGTTTCGACCATCGCAGAGATTACTTCATTCGCTTCGTCAGCTGTTAGGTTCAATTCTTCTCTAAGATGCATCGAAGCATCAACAGCATCGTTAACAGATCCTATTTGACGATAGGTTACAGTTCTGAATTCATCTTGGGCTGCTATAAAATCTATTATACCGGCTTTTACAAACGCCAACATCGCGCCGAATATGTTTCCTGATTGAACCGCATCCATCATTGCCTGGCCAGAGCTAGAGGCATTAGCGCCAAGTTCTCCCAATGCGCTGGCCACAGCTTGGGCTGCGGCATCTGCCACCTCCATAGCAACAGCAAGTAGCGCCACCGGGCCAGCCGCAGCCGCTGCGCCAGCGCCCGCAGAAGCAGCGCCCGCCCCAGCCGCCTGCGTCCCGGCGGCAGCGGCTTGCCCGGCATCTGCAGCTGCTGTCAACCCTTGGGCTGCTGCTTCTCCGCCGATAGTTTCAGCTATATCGGTGGGGATCGCTTCACCCATCTCACCCATAGCACTAACGGCTTCGTTGCCTTTTTCTGATATATTGCCGAGGTGATCAGCGCCGCCACCGGCGGATGCCGTGAAATCCTTGACAGAATCACCAAAGTCAAAGAATCCGGGCATCGCCTCTCTCAATGAGTCAGGAACCAAACCCAAACCATCTGCAAGTTTTGCTATATTGCCAAGTGTCTTCCCGCTTATACCAGTTGCCTTGCTAAGGATATCAGTAAACAGCTCTGACTCTTTTTTGGCCTCCTCGGTTCGTTTCTTCGTGTTTTTATACTTGTCTTGTAACCCCTCTAGTGATTTACTGAGTTTCTGCACTTCAGGGTCTTCTTCGCCATATATTTTGACTAACTTTTGACGGCGCTCTACTAATTCTTTAATAATATTAGCATTTTGGTCCATTAACTTTTTGAGGTCGCCCTGGGATGAAACCTGCTCATCCAGAAGTTTATTCATATCCTCTATTGTTGAGATATCCGTCTGGATTGCTTCGCCCCATATTTTGCTCGCGGTGGTGGCGGCTTCTGTTGTTTTCTCAACCTCTTGTACACCTGCAGTATCAACATTCACCTGAAATGCTTTTGATAGTGACTGCTCAATATTGGCTACTTTATTCTCTAGGGTCTGGAGCGTATTGATAGCCTGTGTAGCGGTGAGGTTAAACTCAATACCCAAACTATATGTGTTGATGTCTCCAGGCATCCTATGGCCCTATCTTCTTAGCCGCAGCGTCGTAATCGAGTCGATTAACAAAAACAGAAGTAGTCCAATCTCCTGGCACTGCAATATGGTGCCAGCCATAAACCATCCAATTTCCCGATAGAAAATATGGCTCACCATCAGTACCGATCCATTGTAGCGTAACTGTTGCGACCCCCAATTCTAAAGGATCCTGGAAAACCGGGTCCCCATCTATTTTTACTTTTATCCTCATTACGTAGCTAAGCATATTTAGAAATTCTAGCCTGGCTCGCCCGTCGATATAATCTTTGTAATTCAGGCCCACACCACCGGCAGAATCTTCGGGTATGCTGGGGATAAATGTTCTAAATTTCTTATCTGGCTTCTTAAATCCTCTGTCAGAACCGAACTTCGTATTCGCCTTGTTGCCGGTGTTTTTGTCATACACCCTACTCTTCTCTTCCTCGGTAACCCTATCAATGAAATAGCCCGATATCGAAGAAAGACCGGCAGTCTGCTCTTCAGAGTACATCACATGCGAAAAATTATCAAGCAAGACCTCAAAATCATCGATGTCCTGCGCCTTCTGGCTCTTCGAACTAATAGATATCGACCCAAGATCTTTACTCTCTATGTCATACTCTTCCTTGATCGCAACCTTCATATCTTTTGCATTTACGATCCATTTGGTCTTATTCGGTGTCACAGATGACGACCAGTCTAATAACGAGACAATGAAAGTCTTTGGGTCTTGTCTCATCATCCACCAATGACCTTTTTTGTTGTCTATCGTCTTGGTTATCTCGACTTCTGAGACACCATTTTCCTGGCATACTTTTTTAATCACATCCGACACAGACCCCTCGTAGTGCTTACCGTCAGCCTTGCCACGACTGAGCAACCACGTGGGAGGATCAATAGCTATAAACTCAAGATCGCCGTAGTCAACTGCACCGCGACCGTACAGGTCTACCATATAGGCTATCCTGTCCTCAGTCTGGATGGGCTCCCCATCAGTTTTCCATTCTATGTGGAATGTCACCTTAACAGGTTCGTTGCGTGCCTTCTTTAGATAGAACTTATCAGTGACTTCTTTGAATAAATTGTAATATGGGTCGCTTAGTTTGCATCGAACAATATACCCATTATTGATGAACGCCTTCCACTCTAGTCTGTCCCACGTATACGACACATCAATTCCATCTATGTCGATTTTACAGAAAACACCACCACCTGTCTGTGGATTGCCCATTTAAATCTCAAACTCTTGTATTATTTGCCATCTGCCTTTGCGTAGGGTGGTAAGAGCGGACCGGTACGAAGGGACTATCTGCTCAAGGTATTTCTTCACGCCCTCAACATCCATCGCCATTAAAGCAGGTGACTCCTTCGAGATTTTCTTGATGTCCGTATTGCTTAGTTTATTCGATTTAAGTCCGATCAATGCGCCCGAGGCATCTATCTCCAGCAATACGAGAAGCACCTCCTTCTTGTTCTTGCCAGCAAGATACTGTACATTCACTAAGCGCATTCTACCCTTATTTATATTTGAGGATGGGAAACTATACGATATTTCTTAGGGATACGATAGAGCGGAGTGAGGCTCGCTTTTTGGTGGCTTCGATGATGTTGGAGGGATCTGCCCCAGCGACTTTTACATCGTTCCAGTCTTTGTGGGGATCCGAAGGGATCGAGAAGAATATGTCTTTGAAGTATGGCTTCAATAGATTGTAATTATGGCTGATCGATGAGACACCAGGTCTAATACCATGTCTGTCTGGCTTGTCGTTGTCTGCTGCCAGAATAATAGATGAGGGGCCCAATATTTTCAATTTCCGTATCTGGGCTTCTGACAAATTGGCACCCCCTATAGCCATTGCGCCGGGACCAATATTAATCGCATCGATGATTGCTTCACACAGGATAATCTGATCGCCAGGCTCGACGTGGTCGAACCCATATAAGAACTGCGACTTGGTCACCCCAACGCTATCCGGCGGGAATTCGAAAGTCTTGCCGACCATCGATCTGCTTTGCCAGTACACCACCACGCCGAATTCGACATATGGGAATATTATGGATACACTGTCGTAGTGAATGTAATATTGCTTAGCTTCTTGGGGCGAAATAGCCCTTGATTGAAGATAATTGAGTGCTGAGACCCTCGCGAGAGTATCTGCGGCGATGTCTATTCGCTTAGCCCCGGCGGGCAGGCTAATCTCTGTTTCCTGTGGTATCTCCGAGGCTGTCTCTTGGGTCTCCTTTGCACTTCGAAGGTAAGCCCTTGGGTCGATATCTCGCCCGCAGACTTCCTTAAGAGCGTCAAAGAAAGTGCATCCTCTGAAATCTTGGACGAACTTCAGAAACGAACCATCATGCTGCTGGTGGCCAGGCCGCCAATCATGCACCCAGAACCCCGAGCGCCCGCTTTTGGCCTTCTTCTCTACTAACGAGATATTGAAGTGCTTTCCGGAGTCTCCCCATGGGTTGGCTATAACGACTTCCTGGCCGCCCTTCCTGATTTTGTGATCAGGAATATTCTTTTGAATCCATGTAAGGACCTGGGCTCCGGTGATCTTTTTCATATGGGTGAAATACTACACGGGCCTGTCGGCGGGGTGCATCGGAATGGGAGCGTCCATATTTGAATAATTAGTCATAGACGGCATGGTGTCTTTGGCCGTCATAGCGAGTTCGATTCTTCTCTTCAACTCTGGAGGCAAGACATTCATTGGGTGTTGAGTATCATACAGAAGACTCAAACGGAGCCCCTTCCGATCCGGTGAAAGGCGGTTGTTGTCTTCCACTGACAATTCATGATTCAGTACGGGTTCTTGTCTCGTAGGAGCTTCCTCTTGGGCACGTTTTTGCCCAGCGAATTGGCTTATAATCGGTTTTGGAGGTGTGGCAGGTTGATCGGGGCTTTCATCAAAATCAACGATCCGGACTGTTCCCTCGCCTTGATCCGTGACGTCTCTTTTAGCTTGCACAACGCATTTGTCGCATACAGTGATTTCGCCACGGCCATCGGCGTACGTAATGGTTTTGGATGCAGATCCATTGCAATATTTGCAACTCACGCGACGTCAAACCTCATATCGTCTGAGACTCGCGTCTCGCCATTCGGCAGGGTTAAAATAATTCTATATTTGTACGTTCCAATCAGGAATTGGTTAGTATCGATCAAATATTGCACAACAAACGGATTGGTTCGGTAACTACCTTGCCTTAGTCCTATTCTTGCGATCCCCTCGGTATTATCGCCTTCGGATCCATCAGCCGGGCAGGGCTGACCATCGCAGCCTGTAGCAGGGGAACCGACTATCACCTCGCCATTTTCAGTCTCAATGTGGATTCGTGCCTGAAGCTGAGGTATGAGCGGGATAATCCTGTTGTAGTCGAAGTCGTACAAAGGCAGCGGCACTAACCCCACTTCAAGGTTTCTTATTTCAGGTTTGCGAAAATGTTTATCGAGAGCTTCAAATCCTATGCGTATGGTAACGAGTTCGTCATCGATATACCATCCGTCAGGATACACCCAGAACCGATTGCACTGCGAGATCCACAGTGATTCGTCATCCTCGTCTACACCAATCGTACCGCCAGGATCGCTGCCTAAGAACCTCCAAACATCGAAATAAATTTCTGGGGCCACGAAGTCAGTGGGTACTTCGAACGGCAGCGAGAAATGCCCCGCAAGTATACTGCCATCAGCCGCAGTCATTCTCTCGATTGGTACCGGATAGTTTGGGTCGTCCGGAGGAGGAATGATTACCTGAGCTTCGAGATTCTCGTCCTTGACAGCAGTCTTGTAGATATCGATTCTTCGGATGGCGTAGGGGTCTTCTGGCACACCGTTGTGGTAGAAGACAGTATCGAGGTTTACTATGTTCCCTACTCTTCCAGAGATTCTATTATATTCAGCCACATCAACACCCCTAATAATTTCTCTATTATATTTGATTATACAGTGGGCTGCCCTGGGGTGTGGGTTCTGGACGATCCTGCGGCTGATTCTCTTTCTTTATTTCTTTTCTCTATTTCCTCATTTATCCTGTCGATCCACCATTTCCTCTCCTCCGCCGTCAGCTGATTCTGTTCCCACAGATCCAGCTTTCCGTACTCCTTCAGAAGGAAGGACTGATTCATCAGAGCCCAATACTCGGTCTCCAATGCCTCGCCCTTCCGTTGGACGAAAAAAGCTTTCGGTTATAGGCAGATCCATCAACATCACGTTATCGCACTCAGGGCATGTTACTTCGATACTAGTATCAATACCAGGAGTATTCACTTTCAAAAATTCTCTTATAGTTGCTGTGTCTTTAGCGTGCATCCTATCAATCAATTGATCGATCTTTCTAGGATTCTGCTCTCCCATAGCCTCGACGATTACCATGCGAAGATTTTCTTCGATTGTCTTGTCCAGCGTTGCTTCAGTAGCCCGCTTTTGTTGCTGTCGTGCAGCCCGCGATCTTGATCGCGCAGTCTGTCTAAAACCCTTCTTGAATTTACGCTGCTTGATAATATTTGTCAGGTCATAGCCTCTCAGCAAGCGCAGCTTAACCCAGAAATCTTTCTTTGTCACTTCTGAGAAATATGGCAACGACACTTTAAATGGTTCCAAACCAATGTCAGGATTCGGTGCTGTTATAGTTTGGGCGATCTTATTCAGATCGAACTCTTCTGTCCAAACTTTACCACAATCTTCATCGTTGCACTCTATGATGAACTCATAAATATTGCCATAGGTAATGCCGCGAAGATAGTATAGCAGAAACATTCGATCGCCAACGATGAGGTTTAGATGGTCGAAATCATTAGGCAACCTCACGCATTTCTTATACACGTAATCAAGCGACTGGCCGCTCTGGACCAACCTCTGAGTTGCCAGAATTTTGTCGGTTTGTATTCCCCATGCCCTGACTTCTACGATGCCGTCAGGAATCCGACCATCATAGTACACGCCCTTGCTGGGTAGCGTACATTCTTCCCATGGAATGAGCTCATCAAGAGGTCTTTGCAGAAGCTCATCAAGAGCAAGCTGATCGGCAGTTCTCTCTGGGTTTGAGGTAGGTTTTTGTTCATCAGCCATAGATATGCCTCCATTTTAAGATTATAATATCTACTCGCGGAGGTGTTAGGTAGGCATCTGTGCGAGCTGATTGCCAACAATCGCTTGTGCAGCGACACCAGGCGGTAGGCTATTGTTGGCGGCCATCTGTTCAGCCTCTGCTGCCGCCTGGTTACCTGGAGGTCGGAATTCGATAAAATCGTATGATATTGTTATGGTGATCAACTTGAAATCACTACTTTCGTATGATAGTTCACCGTGGTTGATAACTTTTGGCCACGCATTAACGAATGCCCACGCGTCGTCTACAGGCTCCCCTTTGCCGTTAGTAAGATAAATGATCACTTCGTCTTTATAAGCGTCAGCAACTCCGATCCCTTGCTCTGGCTTCCAAACCGCTTCGCGCCATTTCCTAATCTTAGGCTCAAGGCCAGCGAGATCGTAGAAAGCAATTATAAGGTCACCAAATTCAGGTTTGGTTGCGAATTTATATGGTATAGAACCACCCAAAACGCTTTGTTCTTCAAAGGCGAAGGTGGGCATGGTGACGGATTTAGCTAATAAGAGTTCGTTAGCGGATAGGATTGGTTGGCTATTGACAGCGCCAAATTTTTCTATGCGCCATCTATGAGCCCTTTTTATATCCAGATTGCCCGGAATCGATAGCGAATCACCTTCGTTACCTGTAATGTTGAATCCAGGCATATCATATTTATTCGCGGATGGCCCTATCGAATCTGAGCTTAACTGTGATCAGCTGAATGTCACTGGAGCTATAATCCAGGTCATTCCAGTTAGATTCGATCGGCCACGCACCTTTCAGTTTCCACGTCTCTGTTTCGGTACCTTGACCGTCACGCATCTGGAGTTCGCCTTCCTGCTTGTAGCCTTCACTACCTCCAGAAGGCAGCCTCACAGTCACGGCTGCTATGTCAGAGACACCCCTGTTACCACAGACCCAATCCCACACCCACTCCGAGACATCGGGATCCTGCTCGGCATCATAGAATTCCAAGTCGATTGGATCCCACTCAGTCCTGCCTGCGAAGTATGCACGCTCCTGGTCGTGGTGCATCTGGACTTCTTCATACTTCAGCGACGGGCGAGCCGCTTTTTGTAAGAATAGCGTGGCTCTATTGCTGGACGGCTGCTGAACGCCGTTAATAGAGAACAGCCATCTATGCTTACGACGAGTCTCTGTCGTATTCGGAGGCCCATCGGCAGTGGCACCGTCAATGTTAAATCCAGGCATAATTGGCTCCTTTTATTGCGTGTTTGTCAATACGACCCCACCAGCCTGCAGAACCTCTTCTGCCGAGAAACTTTGCTCGGTGCGCAGGATCACCAGATTCAGTACGATGAACTCCGCTGCCCGAGTAGGCTTGAGGAAGACCGATACCCACAGTTCATTCCGATCGATTCTGATCGGCGTGTTGTTGGTTTCGTCGCACACCACCTTGAATCCGGTGAGGCCACGACGAGCCATGACGTCACTCAGGAACGGATTGATCGCATTGACCACCTGCCGCCTGAGGAACCTGTCGTTGGGCTCGAACAGGAAGAATCGCAGGGTTTGGACCAGAATCTTCTTGAGGTAGATCAAGAGCATCCGGACATTCACCCTGTCAAGTGCGCTGTCTTTCCTCTGGAGCGTCCTCTGACCCCAGACCGTGATACCGTCCTGCGGGAAATTCACGATGGGGTTGACGGCGTTGTTGAAGCCGTAGAGGAGATCCCTCTCGCCCTGTGTCGGAGTGTACTCGACATCGAGAGCTGTCAGGAGACGGCCTCTATTGAGACCTGCTGGGGCGAACCACATCTCGGCCACACGGCTCGTACGGGCGATCACGCCAGCGATGAAGCCGGAGGGCGGGATGAAAATGTTGCCGCCATTGAACTGGTCGAAGATCTCCAGCCAGGACCAGTAGAGTGCACCGTAGCTGGAGTTGATCGCCTGAGAGAGGTCACTCAGGAGCATCCCGTTGTGCCAGTCCACGACCTGCTGCGGCCTGAGGCCGAAGGGCGGATCCACGATCATCATGCAGTCGCCACGGCTTTCGCAGAGCTGGAGACCCTGACCGATGACCGATCCAGAGCTGTTGCCGGGGATCACCAGCAGCGTGATGTCGTACACCTCGGGGTTCTGGAAGGCGAAGATGCCCGTCGAGAGGGCCGGGTTCCCGATGATTGCCCTATCCAGCTCGGAGCTGTAGGCCGGATCCGTTGGGATACCATTGGCAGCGCCGACGAATTCCTGATTCGCTAGCATGCCTGGGAGCCTAACCTCTAGAGTAGTAGGGTCGGTGAGGTCATTACCAAGGTAGGAAGGTCTCTCTTCCCAGTTGATGAATGCGTTCCCGTTGATACCACCGAGGGTCGAGCCCGGATTCACCAAGTTGGCAATGTAACGGTCCTCTTCAGGGTCGAAGTAGACTTCGTCAATCCTCTCTGATTCGATGCCTGCCGAGTCGTAGATCTGGATTGTGTAGACACCAGGTTCATCATTGAAATTGGACAACGTGAACACGTAGTTGTCGATCCAAGTTCCAGGACTCGGTGCGACGATGAAACCCACGATGTTCTGGAAATAGGCCGAGTCAGCGGCGCACTCGTCGCTACTGGGGTCGGTCTCACAGGACAATGGGGATGAAGGCGTGATTGACCCACCATCTGGCATGGACACCCGTGGATCCGTGAACGGCGTGTAGGCCCTGGTATAGGGGAACGGGATGTCCAATTCTTCGGCGAACCTCAGGGTCCTGATGTGGCTGAAGTCAGCCTGCATCTTGAGCTGGTCGAACTGCTGACCGACCGTGGTGACGATGACCACCTTCTCGTCGTCATCGGTCACCTGCAGGGCGAAGGATTCGTAATATTTGACACCAGCCTGGATTGCACCCAAGTCAAGCGCGGCGGCCACCACTGCCGGACTCAGACCGAGACCAACGGGGATGGTGGTTTCCAGCTCGACCGTCGTATCCGATCCGATCGACAGGATATTGACCCTGTTGTTCGAGGAGGTAATATTGAAGGGCCCAGTGTCCTCGCCCATCAAGTAACTTCTGGGGATGTCCCAGGCCCACTTAGCAATACCGACTTCGAGCGCCCAGGCTTCGGTATCAACCACCTGGATTCGCTCGCCTGCGGTATCCGTCCTGAGGCATAGTTCTTCAGTGCCAGTCACACAGCCGACCGAGGGGTCGATCGCGACAGCCCTGAAGTCCACGCCAGCACCCACAAGGGCGTTCAGGCCGTCCGCGAAGTCCTCAGCAG